TTCCATCGCGGCGGCTGTCACGGATGACGAAATTCGTCCGGCTTTGGCCAGACTTGCGAGAAGCACTGGAGATGTGCAGGAGTCTCAAGATCTTCTGGCTCTTGCGCTTGACCTAAGTGCAGCAAGCGGAAAATCGCTCGAAGTAACTTCCAACGCACTCGCGAAAGCAAATGAAGGATCGACGGCAGCTCTTAAAAAGCTTGGACTTGGACTTGATGAAAATTATTTAAAAACTGCATCGAATGATCAGATCATCAAAGATCTCACTGCTACGTACGGCAATTTTTCAGAGAATCAAGCAAAGACAGCCGAAGCTCGATTCAAGTCGATGTCGATTGCAATTCAAGAATCGAAAGAAGCTATCGGAGCGGCTCTGCTACCGGTCGCTGAAAAGCTTGCTGCTTTCGTGCTGGAGACTCTTATTCCGGCACTGGACGGATTCATCGCTGGTTTAACCGGTAATGAAGGCTTGAAAGCAAGCTTGACAGAATCACAAAAGAATCTCTTTGCGTGGGGCGAAAGAGTCCGCAATATCATCAAGACGATCGTGGATCTGAAAGAAGAATTGACGGTCATTGGCACAGTCATCGCTGGCATATTCGTGGCGTCTAAGATTGCCGGATTCATTTCAGTCATTCAAGGATTGGTGACAGCTTTTATTGCTTGGCGTACAGCTGCGGCTGGAGCGGCGGTGGCGACAGCTGCGGCAACTGGCGGAGTCTCACTTGGAGCGGCTGCGGCAGGTATCGCTGGCGCAATAGGTCTATTCGCGGCGGCTGGCATTTTCTTGAATAAATCTGGCGATTCCGGCGGATCTACTGAAACCGGAGCTCTTGGCAATTATCAGATGAGCACTGGCACAATTCTCGGATCTTCTGGCGGAACTGGCGGAACTGGTGGTGGTGGATTCGGCGGCGGCGGTGGCGGTGGCGGCGGTGGCGGTGGAGTCTCGACACCAACCGGCGCGACAAGCTTGGTCAATCTTGCCAAGCGACTCACAGACATTTCAGACGAATTCACAGAGCTGCAATTCCTTGTCAATACCGGCGGCATCAGTAAGAGCGCAGGAATTGCACAGCTCAACGCTTTGACAAAAGAATTTAACGTGCTCCAGAGCCAAGCTGATGCACTTACCGGCACAGCTGCGCAAGGCACATTCGACGTCGGATCATTCCGTCGCGGAGAAGCTGCGACTATGGTGACAATCAATATGGGCGTCGTAGGCGATCCAGAAGGCGCAGCCAGAGCAGTTGAACAAGTATTTCAGGACTCGCTCGCTCGCGGCGGTATTAGCTCCACAGTGGGCGCGTACGACCGATGAGTGACTGGAGTCCGGTCTGGTCGGTAACGATTGGCGGCATCGATTACACAGACATCACTCTGGCCAATCTTTCAATCACGTCCGGTCGTACTGACTTCTATGTCCAACCAGCTGCCGGATACTGCTCAGTCGAAATTATCAACCTAGACGAAAATACAACAATCACAGCCGATCTGAATGATCAGATTGCCATTCAAGTCAAAGACTCATCCGGCACATTCGTGCCAATCTTCGGCGGATATGTCACAGACATCTCGCAGACAGTACGCAGCGCAGGATCAGTCATGGTCACTCAGTCCATCAAAATCATCGCCATGGGAGCACTGGCCAAGCTTGCCAAGATTCTGGTCGATGGAGTGCTGTCTAAGGATTACGACGGCAATCAAATCTATTCAATTTTAGAGCCGTTACTTTTCAATACATGGGACGAAGTGCCGGCCGCTTTAACGTGGGCGACTTATAATCCGACGACTCAATGGCTGGATGCTGAAAATTCTGGAATTGGAGAAATAGATCGACCAGGAGACTACGAGCTTGCAGTCCGCGCATCATCACGCGCAACCGTGCTCAATATTGTCACAGGATTGGCGATCTCTGGACTTGGCTATCTGTACGAAGATGGTCAAGGTCGAATCTGCTATGCAGACAGCACGCATCGAAGCCAATATCTTGCAGCTAACGGATACAGCGATCTCTCAGCCAATGACGCGCTTGCCAATGGAATTTCAGTCGCACGTCGCACCGGTGATCTTCGCAACTCCGTGACCATCAAATACGACGCAACATCATCATCAGAAGTTTCAGCTAGCGATGCGACATCGATTGCGACCTATGGGCAACAGGGCTATCTGATCACGACGACTCTTCACAATTCAGCCGATGCCACGACGCAAGCAAATTTCTATCTAGGACTTCGCGCCTATCCGTCCGACATATTTCGGACTCTTAATTATGAGCTCACAAATTCAGAGCTCACCGACATCGATCGCGATGATCTTCTGGGAATCTTTATGGGCTTGCCGGTCAATATTGTGGATCTACCGGCGAACATGATTGGCGGATCATTCCAAGGATTCGTCGAAGGCTGGACATTCTCATCTTCATATAATCGATTAGCTCTGACCGTCAATCTGTCTCCGGTGGCTTACAGCTTGCAAGCGATGAAATGGAGCGACGTGCCGGTGACAGAGACATGGAACACAATATCACCGACTTTAACGTGGGAAAATGCGACAATAGTCGCCTAGACATAAGGAGAAAAAATGGCAACGACGACGAATTATGGCTGGACAACTCCAGACAATACGGATCTCGTCAAAGATGGTGCATCAGCGATTCGCACACTCGGATCTTCCGTGGACACTTCACTGAAGTCACTGTCTCCGGGAACGACAGCCGGTGACGTCGATTATTACACATCGGCAACAGCGAAGGCTCGTCTGGCTATTGGATCGACTGGACAAGTCTTAACCGTCGCCGGCGGTGTTCCATCATGGGCAACACCTGCTGCTGGTGGAATGACTTTACTTAGCACTACAACTTTAAGCGGTGCAAGCACTACAATATCCAGCATTAGCGGAAGTTATACAAAATTGCTGATGATGATAACAAATGTGAATATGTCTGCAAGCACTTATTTACGCTTAGCGCCAAATGGCGTGACTAATCTTAGTTCATATTATGGTCCAACAGATTTAGCGTCGTTTAGTGCAAGTGAAAATAACTATTACAGATTAAGCGTAGGAAATATTGGATTAACAAATACCACAAATGTCTTTATCGTAAACATAGATTTCTATTCTCAAACAAGTTATAGAAAACAAATTTCAACAACGAGTGCCTATTACAATTCAACTTTTGGCGGAATTCTTGGTGGTTTTTCAAACGGAACATTTAATTCAACAGATGCAATTTCATCATTGGTAATTTCACCAGCTTCAGGAACAATGTCAGCGGGAACAGTCCTACTTTATGGAGTTAAATAATGACAAAATTAACACGTCCAATGGTAAGAATTCACAATGTGGAAACAGATGAAGTAATCGATCGTGAGATGAATGATGCTGAATTCGCAGAATATGAAGCAGATCAGGCAGCGGAGATTGAACGTCAAGCGGCTGAGGCACAAAAGGCAGCCGACAAAGCCGCACTTCTCGCACAATTAGGCATCACCGAAGAGCAAGCGAAGCTTCTACTCGGATGACGTATCCAGCTGGCACAGCTGCTCGACTCGTCGAAGTAGCGTTGGCAGAAGTCGGCACGATTGAAGAAGGCGACAATCTGACGAAATACGGAAAATTCATGAAAGCCGATGGCTTGCCGTGGTGCGGATCATTCGTGAATTGGTGCGCTGATCAAGCTGGCGTCAAGATTCCGACGATGGTCTCAACAGCTGCCGGAGCTAATAAGATGAAGGATCTTGGCCGCTGGATTGACACAAAGCCACAGCTTGGAGACTTATGCTTCATGGACTTTCCACATGACGGCATCGATCGAATTTCACACATCGGCATTGTCGTCAAAGCTGGAGCGACTTCTGTGATCTGCGTTGAAGGCAACACATCCGGCAGCGGCGATCAGCGAAATGGCGGAATGGTCATGATCAAGCGTCGCGCTATTGGAAAAGAAGTCGTCGGATTCGCTCGGCCTAAGCTTGTTGCATATTCGGGAGAATATCCAGCTGTGGAGATTCCAGATGAAGCTCCCAAGAAAGGCAACAAAAAGAAATGAAACAAATCCAAGCAATCGCAGCATCGTGGCTTCGCTCATTCGCAGCCGCATCGTTAGCCGTGTATATGGCTGGCGTTACAGATCCGAAGGCTATTGGCATGGCTGGTCTTGCGGCCGTCTTGCCGGTCATTCTTCGCTTCTTAAATCCATCTGACGCATCATTCGGGATCACAAAGGGAAAGTGATTTCGAAAGCATTGACGGCGGCGATTGGAATGGGGCTAGTCCTTTCGCTGTCGTCGTGCGCTTACCAAGGATGGACGAGATATGAATGCCAACTCTTTGAAAACTGGGATGCTCCAGAATGCAATCCGCCAGAGTGCAAGGCGACAGGCGTCTGCACAGAAGACATCTTCGGATTCGATCCGCGTGAAGACATCTCGCCGCTACACAAATGAGCAGCTAAAAGCTCGGCTCATCGTATTCATCGGAGTTGTGTTAGCTGCGACATTCTGCTTTTCAGTCTTTGGAATGCTATACGCGCTCATCTTCGTAACTCAGCCGCTTGGAGATCAAGCTCCTAATGACAGAGCTTTCATCGAGCTTCTTTCCACACTGACCATCTTCTTGACTGGAGCTCTGGGATCAGTCTTGGCTTCAAATGGACTTAAAGATAAGCCGAAATCGGTGGAAGACACGCCGAAAGTCGAGCGCGATTCTTGACGATGTCAGCTCTATCCGTCACGCTTCTGACAGGGAGCTGAAATGCAGCTCTCAGATTCGGGAGCAATCAAATGACAACATTCGAATTCGTGCAGATGTGGATCTGCATCATTCTGCTCATGGGGCTCATGCTCATGATTGGATATTCAATCGGACTCAAAGATGGACAGCGTGAAGGCTATCTACGCGGCCGCGCAGTATCACGCCACATGGTAAGCAAGGAGATCTCACGATGAGCTTTTTGGATGGATATGAAGACATCGCCGCCAGAATATCGAGATTTCAAAAGACATTCGCCACAGGCCGCATCGAGACATCGATCATCGATTTCAACGCAAAAGACGGATACATACTTGTGGAAGCTCGTGTCTATCGTCAAAGCGATGACACACTGGCAGCCGGCATCGACTACGCATTCGGACACGTTTCGACATATAACGTCCAGATGAAAAAATGGTACGTTGAAGACACGGTCAGCTCTGCAATAGGAAGGTGCTTGAATCTCGTATTAGGTGCTCTTAATCTGCCGGAAGGCGTAAGCAATACACGTCCGACTCGACAGAATATGGAGCAGGTCGAGCACAGCGATGCAGCTCTGGCAAAAGCAGCCAACGAAGATCCGTGGGCTATTTCGCTGGATGTAGGTGTGCCAAACATTGGATCAGCGATCGACGCAATCACAGACAAGATCGGAGCTGAAGTCTTGGCCGAAGCTCCGCGCTGCCAACATGGTACGCGCGTGTGGCGTGAAGGCGTGAGTGCAAAGAATGGCAAAGCGTGGGCGAATTTCAGCTGCACAGAAAAGAGCAAAGCTGCTCAATGTGATCCACTCTGGTACGTCATGACAAGCGGCGGCACATGGAAACCACAGATCTAACATGGGAGCGATTGAAGTATTCAAAGCCGGTGCATGGGATTACTGCGACAAGTGCACGAAAGCCACACCTAAAAGCGAAGGCGTCATGGAGCGAATCGACGGCCAGAGCATTCTCTTCTTCTGCTATCAGTGTGCCAAATGAAGAAGCTGTGCTGGCACGTCTGGATTTTCTGCACGGACAAGACAGATCGACAATGGCGCGAATGCGTCAAGTGCGGAGTGACTCGATGAAATACAGATCAACTCTTGAAATGCAACAGCTCTGCCACGTTGCAGCTTTGAAACGACTATGTGCAACGCCGGATCAAGTTATGGGATCAGAGCAGCGATACAATCGTGGACTCAATTTTCACGACAGAGTCGCGGAATTAGCACAAGCTACAGAAGCCGAATGGCTGGTCGCTAAATTCCTAGGATACGACTTCGATCCATTCAAAGACACTTACAAGACTGAAGCTGACGTGGGCGACAAGTTCGAAGTCAAACACACGGAAAATGGATTTCATCTCATTATCTATCCGAATGACAGAATCACCGACGTGGCAGTGATGGTCACTGGCAAGTCTCCGGAGTTTCATATTGTTGGCTGGATACCGGTAGCGATGGCTAAGCGGCCACGCTTTAAGAAAGCCAC